CGATTCCGTATCGAAATTAGCGGTATTTACGACAATAGTTTCTGATACGCCTGTAGGGTTAGCTGTTCCGGCGGAAATAGAGGCGTTTAGCTCGCCTATGTAGCAAAACCCACCTACCGTTCCGTCTTCTGTGTAGGTTCCTGAGCTGTCCTGGTAGATACGGAAATCAGAAGCCCCATCGTTTTGGTATCCCGCAGAAGCAAATACCCGATTAGGCAAAACCGGAGACTGATTATCTGGGTCACGCACAATCAGCGCCCTGGGCGCTTCTATTACAACGCTTTGAGCCGAAGGAATAGCTACCAGACTAGGGCTTGGTGCTGTCCAACCTGTTCCCGCAGGGTCGGCGTAGGCTCCGGATTGGGTTTCAAAAAGGTCTTGTACTAGATCTAGGGTGATATTTGGGGAATCAATTGTCCCGTAATCGATTCTTTGTACCCTCATCGGTAACTGAGAAATACCAAGCTTAGTTGAAGAATATCCTACGATATCTCCCGGAACAAGCGTATAAAAAGATCTGTCTACCACAACGGTTACCCTAGCAATGGGAAATGATAGAGTTCTAAGCGATCTCCAGGCGATTGCGTTGGCCAACGTCGCGTTTTTGACCCCAGGGTAGTTTTCTGTGGTAGAAATGGATCTTTCGCTCTGTAGAGACCAATTCGCCCCATCGTGTGCCGTTGCAAAAGTTTCTCCGTAGTTTTTAGATCTATCCGCATAGCTTACTCTAATCTCGTTGGTTGTGTCTTCCCAAGAGGCCCTGGTAAAAGAAACAACCTCCAGAGCAGTGGAGTCAGTTATCTGAGGCTCAGAGGCGATGGTGTATCCTCCTCGAACCAAATTGATCTTCCACTGTTTAGAGGACTGGTCAAAATACAAAAAGGAGTCAGTCTGCCTTTCTACTTCTCGAAGTATCTCAACAGCATCTTTTTGGGAATCGATAATCATAGAGATGCCATTGCTTTCTGTTGCCCAAGTACCTCCGGCGGTTCTAAAAGAATCTAAATTTATAGCTGAAACAGGTTCTCCTAAGCCCCATTTTTTGTCTGTAAGAATCTCGTAAATAAAGTTAGCAGGGTTAGCATCGTTCGTGTTTACGATATGGTCGTTTACGTCGTTTTGCCCAAGATGTGCTGTAGCAAGATCTAGCCCATCCGGTATCCTGACTAATTCGGCGGAAAAAGATTTTATGCTGGTAGAAGTACCGACCAATCCTCCCGCCCATATTAGCTGGCATGTTCCTCGATAGGCAGGAGTTTCTCCGGAAATCAATTGATGGTTTTGAAGATAGCTATCTGACGTTTGTGTGGAAGACCCGGTTATAAATTTAATGTCGCCTACCAAGCCTCCCGTTCCTAGATCTTCTCCTCCAAGAAATTCCGGCAAATCTACAGAAATAGTTCCTGCCCCGACCTGGGGCGTACTTACTAGCTCATCCGGCCCGTACCAGATTCGTTTTATTTCCGAAACTTCACCTAAACAAAAGTCTAGCTGTATTCCCAGATAGTATCTGAAACCGATAATCTGTCTTACCGACGAGAAAAGCCCTGTTTTTCTTTTTACCTTAATTGGTTCCTGTCTAAGATCTCCGTACCACCCTACGTTTGGAGCGTCCATTTTAACTGTTCCAACTATTAAAGGAACAGCTCTACCTTCCGTAGTTGTTGGAAACTTAAAGTCTCCCAAATTAGCAGGTCTTTTGTTTTCGAATTCCGGCTTTGGGCGGATCAATTCCTGCAATATGGTGGTAAGAGCAAACAGCGCTAGAGTCATCCAAAATCCCATATTACAAAATCCCATCCTGAAATATGTCTCGACCATCTGTTCCATTAGGAATAAACGGGAACCCGCCGAAATTAACTAAATTACTGAACTTACTTTTGCAAGTTGCCGCCGTGTGGTCGCACCCGGCCTGTACGTCCACTGTGGCTCCGTTTGGCGACGTCCGAAACGGGGTATTTAGTGTAATATCGTTACCTGACTGGTTCAGTATAAGTCTTTTGTCGCTTCCGAACACAACGTGCCCTGCTATCGCCCAATCAGAACCGTTAGAGGAGAGGTTATCTACCGTCAAAACTTTTCCGCTGTTTGAGACCGCAGACACAATGTCTGTGTGCTTAAAGCTTCCTTCGGCTACCTGGCATTGGTTATCGTACAAAAAATGATTGCACTGTACTTGAAACGTCAGTCTAGGTATTGGCCTAGACGTTGTTCCCAAATCCGGTCTGCAGATTATTTTTGCTTTTTCGTTTTGTTCAGAAAACGAAACCGACTGTACCTTGCCTTTCCAAATAGACGCGCTACTAGATGCGTCTCCTCGGTGAAACTTTACTATTTCAACAGAAGCAGGATCTGACGGAGGTATGTCGATGTAAGACTGAACAAAAGAGTTAGATGAAGGCACCTCCAGCTCCATTGTTCCATCTCTGTCTTCTTGTCCCTGTACAATACTGCTTCTGTATATTTCGATGGGAGTAAAGGTATTTCCTCCAAAAGATTGGGTATCCTCGGCTCCGGTCCAACGATATACGGTAGATCCGAGCGTTAGAGTGTATACCTCAATCGGCTGCCCAGATTCGACGCTTTTTTCGGTTGTGTCAAAAACCATTACTGCCCCTTATTCGAACAAGGAAACCACCTGTGCCTTAATACGTGCCGTCCCATCTGCGTTCTCGTGTTCTATAACCACATTGTCGTCTGCTAGTCTCACTTTTTGTATGAATTCGACCCTTTTTATTTCGCTTACGGTTATGCTGTCCGGCCAGCCGGGTCCGGCAGACACCTGGTTTTTCATGATAACAGTAACAGATAAAGATTCATTATTTGAATCTATTTCCGTTGCTGAATTTACGGAAGCAATGTATTCATCTCCTGCGTTCGTTATAAGCCTAATCAGATCTCTAGGAACACGGTCTCCGGAGAACTGAACATACCCGGCGTTGTTTACCTGCATAGTTGTTCCGGTTCCGACAATATCTGTGTTTACAGTTAGGTCAGGGAAAAAAGTTGGCAGATAAAAAGAAACTTGCTTTCCGCGAAGAGCGTGTAGAAGCTGCCTTACGTCCCACAGCAGAGCCCTGTCATAGACAAAAAGGTTCAGTGGCTCTTCCTCTTTAGACCGATCCCACGGGCTTGATTGAGTAAACTTACCGGATTTTGAGTCTATAGTTGAAATTCTCCTCTGGGTTCTTCCTGTGTGCTTCCCTCTAACTACATTTAGAGCCACACCCTTGACGTTCCCATCCAATATTACTTTCGAATCAGAAGGATGCAAAGTCCACCCTGTAGTGCTTGCTAAATCCGAATCATTTTCAAAAACCTTGAAAACTACCTTAAACTCTTCTACGCCTGTTTGCTGTTTGGATCTACTAATAACACTTTCTGCAAAAACGGTTCGGAGAGGCATAACAAAAATATCCGAATCTCCTGCTGAATAGTTATTGGTTATTTCTGAATCAAACGTTATTGAAGTGGCTGTAGTAGAGGAAACATTAAGGGCGTCAAAAGTACCGTCATCTTTTAGGACTATAGCAAGTTCGCCGGTCCGGTAATCGGCATTGGCCGTAGATTCGACGTTTATGGTTAGGTCGTTTATAGAAACATCGGAAGTTAGTCTAGTGGATTCCGTCCAAATAGGCAGACCAAAAACTCTTCCTTGCCAATCAAACAAAAGGTTAGATATCCTCTGTCTTTCTAGGTCGTTGTCTGTGGCTACCGTGAAGTTAAAAGATTGTCTAGGGTTTTTCCTTAAAGAAATCCTTTGTTCAGTCCCATCCACTCGCGTCATTACCTCGCTCAAAAACTCCAAAGTTTCCATCAAAGGCGCGTTGGGCTGATAAGGGAACATTACAATACGAGATCCTGTTATTGGAACGGGTATGGTTTTTCCGCCAAAAATAACGTCTAATGTACCATCGATAGAGGGATCTCCGGCGGTATCGACAACAACATCGAATTCAACTGTATCTAGCGCCGAAACTGAAGACGGCAGACTCGGTAGACCAGAAGTACTAATACCACTACCTGCGTTGTTGGTAAAGGAAGAAAACGTTTTAGAGTCATATCTAAAGCCGTTAAACACATCGAAAGCAACGTTCTGCGATGTAAGAATGTTTCCTAGCTCTATAGTTCTTGGAATAACGTGAACGTCCTCAAACCAATTAGCACCAGCAGAATTCCTATTATCTAGACTTCCTGCGATGTTAGCCTCAATGGAGGGCTCTCTTATACCAACAGAAAAGCCGCTATTTAACCTATCATCTTCTTCGAATGGAGGTAGTGTTTTAGCTAACGAGGCAGATGTCCACCGAGCTTTTCCTGTCTTAGCGTCAGCGGTCCATTCGGATAGAAGCAATCTGTCTCCGTCTTGGTTTTGCGGCGACATTCCCGAAAGCGGGTTTATATTTCCTGTAAATGTAGCCATTAGCTTACATAGTCCCGGTAGGCAACACCAGCATTCCAACTTTCTTCTGTGTTGGATTTTAGGTATTGTTTACGAGTAAAAGGAAAAACTCTCCATTTCTCCGACCCGACAGTGTATACTGATCCGGGGAGAAGATTGGTCATATTTACATATCTCATGTCCGGAGCATACCCCAACAAGGTAAGTTCGTCGGGGTTGGGGGTCACATTTAAGTAGAATAAAGGTACTGGAACTAAAG